TCGTTGGGCAGCGGCTGGCCGTCGGCGCCGATTTTGATGAGGGTGATAGGTGACATGGTGATGCTCCTGTTGATGATCAAAAAGGCCAATTACTGACTGGCACGACGCACGGCCAACGCGAACCCGTTGTTGTTGCGGAGGTAGCTGCTGACGTTGCCGTAGCCGAAATTGACGTTCCACGCGGACGCCGAAGACCAGGCAGCCGGCGTCTTCGACCAGTACCAATCGCTCTGGATGTTGGTGAAGAAGTCGGTGTTGATGGCCGGCTGGTAGCGCGTGCGATCGATGAGCAGCTGCAGCTCTTCGATGGTGGGCAGATCCCAGTCGGTCTTGCCCAGCAGGTCGAGTGCACTGGCGCGTGCCTGCAGGTCTTCCTGGGACTCTTCTTCTTCGTTGATCTGGGTGGCGCTGAATTGCAAGCCAAGGCCGGCAACTTCCACTGCAACCCATTCGATGGCGTCGTTGGGCAGCGGCTGGCCGTCGGCGCCGATTTTGATGAGGGTGATAGGTGACATGGTGATGCTCCTGTTGATGATCAAAAAGGCCAATTACTGACTGGCACGACGCACGGCCAACGCGAACCCGTCGCTGTTGCGGGGGTTGCTGCCGACGACGCCGTTGTCGAAACCGACGCCCCACGCGGACGCCGAAGACCAGGCAGCCGGTGTGCTGGTCCAGTGCCAGCGCGGCTTGACGTGAGGGAAGAGGCTCACGTCGATTGCGGGCTCGTGGCGCGTGTCGTCGACCAGGTCGGCGAGTTCGGTGCGGGTGGGCAAGCGCCAGTCGTCGTAGCCCAGCAGGCGCAGCTGCTTGCAGCGTTCGATGCAATGCTCCTGGGTGATGCCGTCGTTTTCGTCAGACGGGTCGCCGAGAGATTCGACGGACCACATCAGACCGGTGCTGTGATCGATCACGGCGAAGTGGTCGGTGCGGTCGCTGTCGGCGGGCAGGTGCAGGCCTTCAGCGGTGACCTTGGTGAAGGCGGTGCGGATGCGTTCACCAGGCTGCAGGATGGCCGGCACTTCGTCCGGCCGCAGTCCGGCGATGCCGCCGCTGTGGTAGCGCACCGCGGCGTTGTAGTCCGCCGGTCCCGGCAGTGCTTTGGTGATGCCGGCGGCAAGCGTTGCCAGCTGTGGCGCAAACAGGTTGCCGGCGACGTGGATGGTGATCTGGTTCATGGGTGTGCTCCTTGGTATCGGTTAGGAAAGGACTGCGGCAGCACGCTGTGCGCGATCGCGCAGCGCGGAGATTTCGGTGGTTTGTTGCGCAATCAATTCGCGTGCTTCGCGCTCGCTACGCTCGAGCTCGCGCCACTGACCGGCGCGTTTGCGGTATTCGTGGGCGTTAATGTCGAAGCCACTGCCCGACTCGGTGTCCGCCAGCTTGTCCAGGAAGTCTGGGCCGGAAAGTTCTGTGCACATGGTGGGTTCCTCAATCGTCGGTTTCGTCGTCGGGTTCTTCGACGGGGTTTGCGGGAAGGGCGCGCATGGCGTGTGCCTGGAACGCGCCGCGCTTGGTGCTGTTGATGGTGAAAGCGTCGCGGTAGTCGCCGTTGAGCGGGCGCGAGGTTTCATGCATGCCCAGCTGCTGGATTTTTCCGCCGCGTGCTTCGAAGTCGGCGATGTCATCAGCGATCTGCATGCTCTCGATGCGCTTGGCAGCCAGGTACGCGCCGCCGTGTGCATTGGCGGCGGTGAGGCGTTGGGTGTTGATGACACGCGAGGTGAGGCCGGCGCTGTGCTGTGCCTTGACGCGTGGCGTGGGGGCAGGTGCAGCGGTTGGCGTTCGCTTCGCCGGCCTCGTCTTCACCTGCTGGATGGATGCGGCTTGCGCTTTGGCGGTGCGCTTGTCGATCAGCGCGCCCGGTGCGATGCGGAACATGTTGTTGCCGCCCACTTTCTTGACCAGCAATCGGCCTTGGCGCTGCAGAGTGGACAAGGTGCCGTACATCAGCGTGCATTCGCTGACGCCCACGGCATCCATGATGTCGCGCACGTTGCGCGACCGGGTCTGCTTTTCCAGGTAGGTAAGCACCGCGACCGAACGGCCGGTGCGGATGCCGCGTTCGGGAACGCTGCTCATGCGTCGCACCCCGGTCCGCGTTCGCCGTAGCTGCCAGGCTTGGTGAAGCGCATGAAGTGGATCCAGCCTTGGTCGGGGCAGTGGAAGCCCCAGTCACGCACGCGAGGTCCGGTGATGAAGAGCGTCCAGCAGGGTGCTACTACCGTAGCGGACCACGAATATGGATTGGTGCAGTCCATGTTTGGATCAGGTACCTGCACCAGCTCTATGCGGTGTGCGCGGCTGGGCAGACTGAACTTCCAACTGCCGGCGTGGCGCAGACGCTTGTGGTGGACGCCGCCTGCGGCGATGGTGTGCTCGATGTAGCTGCCACGCAGCAGCCACGATGCCCAGGCCCACGGATGATCGTGCAGTGCGCGGTCATCGTCGTCACGCAGGAAGTGGTGCAGGTAGACATTGCAGATCGGGTTGCGCGGCAGCAGGTACCAGCGGCGTAGGTACGCGCCCTGTGGATCCTCTGCGCCCACCACGAAGTTGGGTGGACGCTTGGCGGCGACACGCTGCATGAGCTGGATGAAGATGAAGTTGGTGAAGCGCTGGATCACTGCACACCCGCCTTTGTCAGCTCATCGGCAATGCGTTCCCCTTCGCTGGTCAGGGTGATCTGCGTGGGGAATTCGGGTTCGTCGAAGGTGACCAGGCCGGCGTCATGCAGGCGGTTGACGGTGCGGCGCGTGAACGCCTGGTACATCACGGGCCCGCTGGTGCGGATGCTTCCGCCGGTGGCGATGTAGCCGCCATTGGCGCGGCGCAGGCTGTGGCTGGGTGTACGCGATGCAGCGAGCAACGCGTCGCGCATCTTGGGTTGCAGTTCTGGCATTTCAGGCTCCGGGAACGCTGGCGGCGGCCAGCACGAAAAGGGACAGCAACACGACGGCCGCCCAGCCGAGAACGGCAGGCAGCGGGTTGCGTTTGCGGGGTGTGCGCCGACCAGGCGTGGTGGCGTGGATGCTTTCCATCACGCCTTGCGAGAGCATGTGATCGATGCTCATGCGGCACCGCCTACGCGTAGTAGTGCAGCGGCACGACGGGCGATCGTTGCGCCCAAGTGACGCACTGCGGCCGGAGTCAGGTTTTTCTGACAGGCCTCCCGGGCTTTGTCGTACGCCTGATCCGCGACGACCAACTCTTCCACGGCAGCAATTGCTTCGTCCGCCTTGTGAGCTAACGGGTGGCTTCGCGGCATGAAGCTGATGGGATCAGGTGGTGCGTGCAGCTCGTTGCGCATGGCGCGCATCGTATCGATTGCTTCGACACACGTGCGCACCCCGCCTGGATCGCGTGTAGGTGGGTTGGGTTCGCTGGCTTGAAGACGCAGGCTATGATCGTTATTGCTGACGATGCCTCCCCGTGAATGACGCCCAGGCCAGATTGCAGACAGGATCCGGTGCAAGAGGGCGCTCATGCCGTCACCGCCCGCGGATGGATATCGTCGTTGCAGTGCTGGACGTCGCCTTCGATGAAGGGTTCCACCTTGCCGGTGGCGGTGAGGATGGCCTGCGCGAATGCGGCCATTTCCTCGCGTGTGCCCACCAGGTTGGGCGCGTGCATGCCGAAGGCGATGTGGATACGTCCGTGCAGGCCGACATGCACGACCGGCACCACGACCAGGCTGGCTTGGTTGCACATCATCCGCGCACCGCACCGCACACTGGCGCCTTGGTGTTGTGGTAGTTGGCGAGCTCCATGGCGCGCATCGGCACGACCCACAGCGCGAGCAACGCCATTGCCACCCACGCGAGGGTCAGCCAGTGACGGCGCAGCCAGTTGCGGGCGGTGTGGACGTCGCATTCGATGCGGCGTCGCAGGGAAAGAAGGGCGGGGCGCTGGGCGGTAGCCATCAGCGTGCCTCCCATGCCAGTTCGTCGCTGCGTGCTTCGGTGCGCTTTTCCTTTACCTTCAGCAGCCGCGCACGGCGCTTGTGGTCCTGGAAGTGCTCACCGCCTGCGCTGCTGCGCAGTGCCTTGGCGTGCTGGTGGTCTGCGCGGCTGGCGGCACGCATGCAGCGCATGGCAGCCGGGGGCAGGGTGGCGGTGGGCTCTGCGGTGCTGGTTTCGCTGTCCAGGGATGCGATGGCGTCGAACATGGCGGCCTCTCCGGTGTGGAAAGGGCGACCCGCCGCGCAGGCAAGGAAGGGGGCGATGCCTGCGCTGGCGGGTATTGCCACCGGAAAAGCCGAGGGGATGCGGCGAAACCGGCGGTGCCCTGCCCGGTCGGGTGACCGGACGGCTCGCACCCTACACGTAGCGTGTAGCGCATGTCAACACGAAATGTGTAGCTGTGCCGCAATATTTGTAATCAGGGCACTTTTGGCCCCGGCTACGCTGGTTTCAGCGCTCAGTCTTGGGTTTTGGCGGCTGCAGGAACGGGCGGGGGTGATCTGGCGGCATGTTCCCGATGCGCGAACTGCTGCGCCATGACGCTATTTTCGGGAATCATGTTCCGGTTGCCGCAGGACGGGCAGGCTTTGTGGCGTGCTGAAATGCGCCAAATGCTATAGATCAAACCGCCGATGATGAGGCAAAAAATGTATAGGCCAAGTTCGATGATGATCGACCCTGGTGTGACGCTACGGGGCAAGCCCCGGAAGCCGCAGTTGGTGCAAAGCATGCCATCTCCTTATGCCGAATGTTTTGTACGCACCGCCGGCTCTGAGATTTCCTGTTTTTCCGGCGTTACTTCGTAGCCCGATTGAGCATCCGCAACGCCATGAATGGCGCGCTTCCCGCGGTCGTCTGTAGTCCTGTATTTCTCGAATAGCGCCTGTTCGTCCTTGCCCATGATGGCATCAGGGAACCCCAGGATGGCCGAGGGTGAAATGTTGCCGTAAATGCTGCACAAGATCTGTATTACCAAGGGGTCTGGCAGGCGCGTCCCCTGTTCGTAGTTCCCTATACGTGATGAAGGCAGTTCTTTCCCCAAAGCGCGGCCCAGTCGTTCAGCAGCAATTTCCTGCGTGATATCGGCGGATTCCCTTGCCACCTTCAGGCGTTTCCCCACTTCGCGCCTGTATTCCGACTTTTTCTGATCGTAGTTCATCACAAAAGCGTAGGGTGACCCTGAACGGGCGGCCAGATTGGAACCGTGTAGATACACCTTGCGTGTAGAACACGTTTCGTGTAGTTTGCCGGGCCATGACGACATCATTGGCTAATTTCATCACCGAAGTGGGCGACGCCGAGGCGGGTGCCTTGTTCCAAGTGAAGCTGCGCACCGTCCAGTCCTGGCGCCGCGGCGAGCGCTTCCCGCGCCCGGAACAGGCCCGGATCATCGTCGACGTGACCAATGGTCGCGTGGATATGCAGGGTATCTACGGAACTGCTTTCCGTGAAACCAGCGAACAGCTGGCAAGGGTGGGCTGACATGCGCTCCATTTCCGATGACGACATGGAACGCGCACTCAACAGTACGTTGGGCGAAGACGCCGTTCTCAGAGTGGTTCGCCGGAAACAGGCGGCCCTTGCAGCGCCTCGATCAACTCTGAGTAGTGTGCGAGTGTCTTTCGCCACCCTTCGGATACTTCTGCGCTGGGCGCGGGATCTGATCCGACAAGCTCGTCTACAAGCTCTGGCAGAACTTCTGGCCACATCTGCGCCAGGGAATGCGGCAAGGGATGCGTCGCCATGACGATGTCCAGGACATACCGCAACGCACGCACTTCGCCTGACAACTGCAAAAGCAGTTGCCGTTCCAATTTGCTTTCCATGTCGGTCTCCGGTGGTGGGATGGTTGTCGGGCGATTCCCAGCCTATCACCGGCAGACCGGCACCCATTGGGGTGCGGTGGTGATCTATGCGTAAGCTCAGCCAGCTGCAGGTGTTGGAAATGGTGCTCAACAACTGGCACCGCAAGGAGTATCCCGCCGGCAGCTTCGGGCCGTCAGTACGGGGCACGGCTTGGTTTCTCTGGGTGATTGTTCTGGCTGCCCTGGTCTTGGCCGCGCTGGCTGTGATCGTGCAGCTGTATCCCCAGCCGAAAGAACACTGCGACCACCGCCCCCGGGCCGGTGCGGATGTTGAATGTCCGCATGACGTGCAGGCGAAGGCGGGTAGGGAAGGGAAGGACGTTGTGCATGGCCTGGATTCTGCAGGCCCGCATGAGGTGCGCGCATGAAGGCCGCCCGTCAATTTCTGCCGCCGCGGCAGTCGGTTATCTATGCGCACACGCGTCAGATGCTGGACAGCACAGGCTGCAACTACACGTCGTTCGCAATGACGGTGGCCGAGAACTACATCGGCATGACCGCACCCGATGTGCGCCAGGTCAAGCTGCGTACCGGTGACGGCGCTGACCTGATCAAGGCCATGGACAACAACGCCCAGATCATTCGTCGCTACATGGATGGCACAGTCAAGACGCTGCCCGCCGATCTGGAAGATGCGTGGGTGATGAGCCTGCCCGAGCCGTATCGCAGCAACTGCGAACGCGACTTGGCGCGCAGGCGTGGTGTGCTGCCGGTGAAGCTGGTCAGCGATACCGAAGCTGACCAGGCGGTGGGCATTGCCAACCTGATGTCGGAGTTCGGCGATCTGATTGCCGCGCTGTCGCCTGCGATGAGTGATGGGCGCATTGATGCAGAAGACTTGCCGCACGCTAGGAGAATCCTTGATGAGTCGGATGACCTGATCATCGCCATCACTGGTGTGCGCAGGCGCGTGCATGCGCTACTCCCCGGTGTCGAGCCCTGATGCTTATGGCCAGGGGGAGGCCGCCACACTGGAACCGCAGCGTCATTGCACATCCAAACGTGCATGCGAACGCGGGTTTGGTGCGTGCGATGACTGAGCTATACAGCGACGCACCTGGTCTGGCTGGAGACGATGCGCTGGCTGAGAAAGCGCGATACCGCATCGAGGATGACGCCAAGCGCACGTGCCAAGGTGTTCTGGTGCTTGAGGTCAAGGCATGAACGAGCGTCGCATCAATGACGTAGAGCGCGCTCGCTTGTGCGAGCAAGCCAACCTGGTTGACCTGATCGGTGGATCCATCCAGCTGAAGAAGCGCGGCAAGAATTACGTGGGGTGTTGCCCGTTCCATGGAGAGCGCACGCCCAGTTTCAACGTGATTCCGTCAAAGCAATATTTCCACTGCTACGGATGCGGCAAGAACGGCGACGCCATCACCTGGTTGATTGAGCAGCATGGACTGGATTTCGTCGAGGCTTGCAAGTGCCTCGATGAACGGGCTTTCGAAAGGCTGGATCTGACCACCGCCCGCATCATCGCGCCTGCGCCGGAGGCTGTCCCCGACGTGCGGCTGGTGCCGCTGCTGCCTGTGCCCCGCGATGCGCCTTCGCTGTTCGGGACTGATGGTTGGACAGTGCCCATATTCAACCCGGGCAAGAATAAGGCATCCAAGTGGAAGCCACTGCGGGCCGACGAATATCGAGACGGTGAGGGTGGTCTGCTGGGCTACGTGTTACGGGCGGAATTCAAGGACGACAGCGGCAAGTTCACGAAGGTGACGCCGACGGTCACGTACTGCATCAAGCCCGATGGCAGCAAGACGTGGGCGCTGTGCCTGTTCCCCATCCTGCGCCCGTTGTGCGGCCTTGATGAGCTTGCGGCGAAGCCTGACGCGCCTGTTTTGATCGTGGAGGGCGAAAAGTGCCGCGCCGCTAGCGCTGGCGCGTTGCCGATGTACGCGACGGTGACATGGCCAGGCGGCAGCAACGGCTTGGGTGGCACGTCGTGGCATGACGCCGTGAAGGGTCCGCACTACACGCAGCCGCTTGTGGACTGGTCTGCCATGGCCGGCCGCGATGCGGTGTTGTGGCCCGATGCCGATGAGGCGGGACAGCGCGTGATGCTTGGCCACAAAGATTCCAGCGGGCGATGGCATCCGGGCGTGGTGGATTTTTTGACCCGCGCAGGAGCTCGCTCCATTCGAATGATTGATACCACTGGGCAGCCGAAAGGCTGGGATATAGCCGACGCGCTAGATCCTGCTGGCAATGGTTGGTCGCCGCCTCAACTTGCTGCATGGGCCAAAGAGCGCGTGGTGCAGGTCGAAGTTCACCGGGTATGACTGTGCCGAAGAAACTGACAGTGATCGTGGGCGGTGGTAGTCCGCCAGGCGGCGGGCAGACCGGCGCCGACGATTGGCAAAACAAGCTGACCTGCACCAAAGACGGTGCGGTCCAAGCCGCCATGCACAACCTGATGCTGATTCTGGAAATGGATCCGCAACTGGCTGGGCTGTTGGCGCTGGATGAGTTCGCCAACCGCGTGGTCGTGCGCCGAGCGCCGCCGTGGAGTGGCGGCAACGACGGTGAGTTCACTGAGCTGGATGGCGTTGAGCTTTCGGCCTGGTTGGGCTCACCGGATCGATACCAGATGATCGTGAAGTCATCCATGGTGCTGGAGGCCGTTGAAGCGGTAGCGCGTCGACACAAGTTCCACCCGGTGCGTGATTACCTGCGCACCTTGAAGTGGGACGGCGAGCCCCGGTTGCGGCGACTGTTCGTGGATCACTTCGGTGCAACGGATGATGAGTATCACCAGCGCGTTGCTGAGATATTCATGGTCAGCGCCGCGGCCCGCATTCTGCGCCCAGGCTGCAAGGTTGACACGATGCTGGTGCTCGAAGGCGGGCAAGGGCTCGGTAAAACCCGCGTGACGCAAGTCCTGTTCGGCGGTGACCGGTGGTACATGGATGCGCAGCGCAGCCCCGCTGAAAAAGACTTCTATCAGGACATCGTGGGGAAGTGGGGTGTGGAGATCGGCGAGATGACGTCGTTCTCCAAGGCTGAGACCAACAAGGTCAAGCAAACACTTTCCGCCACCAGTGACACGTACCGGCCCAGCTATGGCCGCTACAGCCGCACCTTTCCGCGGCAGTGCGTCTTCATCGGCACTACCAACGAGAACGAGTGGCAACGCGACCACACCGGTGGGCGTCGCTTTCTGCCTGTAGGCGTGACACGTGTGGACGTGAGTGCGATTGAAGCCGTGCGCGACCAGCTGTGGGCTGAGGCTGTGGCGCTGTTGGATGATGGTTTGGATTGGTGGGTGTTGCCCTCGGATGCGAAAGACCAACAGGACGAGCGTTACCTGGAGGATTCGTGGTCCGAGCCGATCAGCCGATGGTTAGACGGGCGAGCGCCCAGCAGCGACAAGGTGGATGTGTATGCAGGGATCGAGATGTGCCAGAACCCTTACATCGTCACTGAGTGCTCAACGACCGAGATCCTGACTCGCGCCCTGCACATCGATCTTGCGCGGCATACCAAGCAGGATCAGATGCGCGTGGCCGCAATCATGACGCGCCTTGCTTGGGATAAGTACCGACCTCAACGTTATGGAACGCGGGTGTGGCTGTGGCTTCGGACTGGGCCATATAGGGGGGGCGATGCGCCAGCCTGACTCGCGACCTGCCCAACCAGGTTGGACGTGCCCAACCTGCTGCCCAACCTCTATAGCTAGCAGGGACGGGCGGCCGTCCAACCTGCCCAACCTTTTCTCCATGCGCACGTGTAAGAGAGTGGCTCGGTACTTCCTCTATGTATGTTCGTACAGGTTAGGCAGGTTAGGCAGGTTGGACGCAGCCAGCAATGGCGTGGGTTTCCGCCTGCCTAACCTATGCGCTATTGGTTGGGCAGGTATGGCAGGACGTTTCACGGGAATCCCTAGGGGCGTTCAGGTTAGCGGCGCCTGTTCGAACCTGAACGCCAAGCTGAACAATGGGTCCTCCCTGGGGGTCGTGGTTACGGGTAATTCGGACCTCGGTTTGTCGCTAGTCACAAGGGTGATTCAGCGGGGGGGGTTGTAATGGAAGGGCTCACTGTCCCGCTCACTCAGGCGGAGTTCGGCGAGTTGATCGGCGTCACGCAGCAGGCGGTCGCCGGTCTATTGCAGCGCGGCGTGCTGGTCGATGGCGCCGCTGGTGAGGATTGGCTGATCGCGTACTGCGAACACCTGCGCGAGATTGCCGCTGGCCGCGGCGGAGAGGAGGGCGTCCGCCTGAATCTTGAGAACACCAGGGCGACCATCCGCGGCAAGAACGCCGACAACGCACGCAAGGAACTCGCGCTCGCTGAGAAGCGGCGCGAGCTCATGCCCACCTATCTACTGGAAGAAGTGCTCGCGAAAGCCAGCTCTCGCGCTGGCCGCATCCTGGACACGATCCCGGGCGAGGTCCGCCGCCGGCTGCCGCAGCTCACCAGCAGCGACATCGCCGCCGTGACCGCGACGGTTGCCCGCGCACGCAACCTGGCGGCGCAGGTATCGCTCGCCGACCTTGAGATCAGCATCGACGCCGCTGCCGACCAGGACGCAGAAAGCGACGAAGCCCTGCAGGCCGAGGCGGACGCGGCATGAGCCTCATGCGCATCGACACCCAGCAGCTGGTGGAGATCGACCGCCGGCTGAAGCGCGGCATGCTCGCCCTGGCGGTGCCGGAACCAGAAACCCTGAACCAGTGGGCGGAACACAACTTCTACCTGTCGGCCGAATCCTCCTACGTCGAGCAAGGCTGGACGCCCTGGCCATTCCAGCGGGCCATCCTGTCGGTCTTCAGCAACGACGACGTGCAAGAGGTCGACGTGAAGAAGTCGGCCCGCATCGGGTACACGAAGATGCTGCTCGCCGGCCTCGGATATTTCGCCGCCCATAAGCGCCGCAACCAGGCGCTGTGGCAGCCCACGGATTCGGACGCCGAGGACTTCGTGAAGTCGGAACTGGATCCAATGCTGCGCGACGTCGAGGCCATGCACGTCGTGTTCCCGTCGCACCTGCAGCGTCACAAAGACAACACGCTCACGCAGAAGCGCTTCGTGGGCAGCGTGCTGCGCGTCTTGGGTGGCAAGGCCGCAAAGAACTACCGCCGCATCTCCATAGACCGCGCCTGGTTGGATGAGTTGTCGGCTTTCGATCGCGATATCGAAAAGGAAGGCGATCCGCGCAGCCTGGCGAAGAAGCGCCTTGAGGGTGCTACGTTCCCACAACTGGTCTGCGGCAGCACGCCAAAGCTCAAAGGCTTCTGCCTTATCGATGACGCCTTCATCGCGGCGGATGAGCGCTTCACTTTCCAGATTCCATGCCCGCACTGCCACACGCACCACCCGTTGTCGTGGGGCGGCAAAGACGAACCCCATGGATTGAAATGGCGTGATGGCAATCCCGCGACTGCATATCACCTTTGCCCGCACTGCGCGTCTCCCATCACCCAGGCGGACTACTTCAATGCAGCTGACGGGGGCGTCTGGATAAACGACAGCGACGCCGTATGGCTGCTGGATGACGGCACATTCACTACGCCGGAAGGCGCGCAGCTCGACGCGCCTAAGCACATAGCCTTGCACGTGTGGACTGCGTACAGCCCATCAGTGCAGTGGTCGGAGATCGTCAAAGAATTCCTGGCGGCCTACGAGAAAATGCAGGAAGGCGACGACACCAAAATGAAGGCGTTCGTCAACCTGACGCGTGGCGAGACGTGGGAAGGTGACATCGAGAAGACCGATGTCGACGACTTGAAGAATCGTGCGGAGCCTTTCGCACTGCGCCGCATGCCACGCGACTGCCTGCTGTTGCTGTGTGGCCTGGACACACAGGACAACCGCATCGAGGCGGCGGTGTGGGGCTATGGCCTAGGCGGGCAGATGTGGACGATCGACCACATGGTGTTCTTCGGCAATCCTGCGCTGCCCGAAGTATGGGCTGATGTCGAGGAGTTCCTGCGCACTTCGGAGTACGAGCACAGCTGCGGGTTTCCTCAGAAGATCTACGCAAGTGCGATCGACTCCGGTGGCCACCATGCCGATGCCGTGTACGCGTTCGCACACCGCCTGAAGTCAATGCGCGTGCACGCAGTCAAAGGTGCCAGTGGCCGCGAGCGTTCGATCGATAACGGAAACGCCCGGGTTTCCTACAAGTGGAATGGCAAGGTAGAGAAGCAAGGTCCCGTGTTGTGGCAGGTCGGCACGAACTTGGCAAAGGACCGTTTCCAGGCACGCATGACGGTCGGCGCTCCTGGTCCGGGCTACGTGCACTTCTCAAGTGAGCTCTCTGACGAATGGTACAAGCAGCTGGCCGGTGAAGTTCGTGCGTTCAAGCGGACGGCCAAGGGCACTGAGTCTCGCTGGACTGCGACCCGGAAGCGCATTGAGGTCAAGGACTGTCTCACCTATGCGATCTGGCTCGAGGAGCGCCTGGATCTCTGGCTTCCCAAGAAAGCGAATTGGTGGAAGCAGCTTGAACAAGCGGTGCAACCGCCGAACGATTTATTCACTGGCGCAGACGCAGTCCAGTTGGATTCCCGTCAAACACCACCAAGCCCGCCGCGCAGGTCGGCTGCCGATGATTCCCGTGAAACATCGCGGAGCCTGGATGGCGATAGCGACCTGCCCACCAACACCAAACCAGCCCGGCGCCGCAAGGGCTGGGTGGATGCCAACTGAGCGAAACCACCATGGCCGAAGACGCAAAAGCTGACGAAATGACCGACACCCTACGCACCTCCTTTGCGGAAAGCATCCGCCGTGGCGTGCCGGATATTCCTGCGCATCACGCACTGCAAATGGCGGATGCACTCTGTGCGGTCCAGGCCGATGTGTTGGCGGGGCTTCGTGTCACGTATAGAGCTCGACCAGAAGTGGATGTGGAAGCGATTGCTGAGGACTGGCGGCAAGGGCGATCAATTGGCGAGATTGTGGAAAAGCACAAGGTCAGTCGATCGATGGCCTATAAGTGCCACCCCAGCAAGACTGTGCGTCCGGCAAAGCAGGGCTGAAAATAGTCCACAGAAAACCGTGATCGTGGACAGATAGATGTATAGCTTGGGCGTCCATGAGCACCCAAGCGCGTCTGGACAACTACCTTGCCGCTGAAGCCCGCATCCTCACGCGGGGCTTCAGCTTGCGGCTTGGTGAGCGTCAGCGACAGGAGGCGGAGCTCGCCGAGATCCGCAAAGCCATCACCCAGTTGCAGCGTGAACTGACCGCGCAAACGGGTGCCGGCACTGGCCGCGGAAGCCTGCGTTACAGCACTGCGGTGTTCAACAAGTGAATCTTCTGGATTCCGCCATCGCCGCGGTTTCGCCGGCGCTCGCGATCAAGCGCGCCCAGGCGCGCAACGTGCTTGCGGCATATGAAGGCGGCAAATCAACCAAGCGCCGCAAGAAAAACAAAGACAACAGCACGGGCGAGCGGCAGGTGGTGCGTGACGCCGCAACGGTGCGCGCCACCATGCGCGATCTGGAGCGCAACCACGATCTGCTCCGTGGTGCGCTGCTAACGCTGACGCGCAGTGTTATCGGCCCAGCGGGTATCAGCGTCGAGCCCACTCCGCGGATTGGCAAGCCAGGCGCCGAGAACTACGACGATATCGACGACGACTTCGCTCGCGACTTGCTCAACCTGTGGCGCGAGTGGACCGCCAGCCCGGAAGTTACGCGCACCATGTCCTGGGTGCAGGCGCAGGAACTGGCTTGCCGGTCCTGGCTTCGTGATGGCGAGATGTTCGTGCAACTGGTCGAAGGCAACGGTGCCTTCATCCGTCATGCCTCGCGGATCCCGCTGTCTCTGGAATTGCTGGAGGCGGACGTAGTGCCGCTGAATTACGACAGTGACACCCCGAATATCCAGGCAGGCATCGAGCGCAACGAGTGGGGCCAGCCCATCGCGTATCACGTCCACAAGCGTCACCCCGGCAACGGTGGGTGGTTCGTCGAGAACGATCTGAAGCGGGTGCCGGCCGAACGCTTCCTGCATCTTGCCGTACGCGAGCGTCTGTCTGGCCTTCGTGGCATCAGCCTGTTCGCCAGCGCCATTGATCGTCTGCTCGACATCAAGGACTACGAAGAATCCGAGCGGACCGCCGCACGCATCGCCGCACGCATCGCGGCATTCATCAAGCGCGACAAAGACATGGACGGCTACGTGCCGCCCACCAACGACGATGGCAGCGCAGTGGAGCGCGACTTCCTTCTCGAGGCTGGTGCGATTTTCACCGACCTGATACCAGGCGAAGAGATCGAGATGGTCAACCCGAATCGCCCCAACACTGCGCTGGGCGATTTCCGCATGAACATGCTGCGTGCTGCCTCGCGCCCTGCGCAGCTCAGCTATTCCAGCTTTGCCGGCGACTACGACGGCACGTACTCCGCGCAGCGCCAGGAGCTGGTCGAGTCTTACGACGGCTACCGCATGCTCACGCAACAATTCGTGTCGCGCTTCATCCAGCCCGTCTGGGAACGCTTCGTGCAGATGGCCATTGTGTCGGGGCAGTTGAAAGTGCCGGCACACATCCGGCCCGAGACCGTTGCTCAAGCGGAATTCCGCGGCCCGAAGATGCCGTGGATTGATCCGAAGAAAGAAGCCGACGCGATGTTGCTCATGTCGCGTGGCGGCATCCAGTCGCTGCAGCAGCTCATCGCCGAGCGTGGTGGTCGCTTGCAGGACGTGTTCGAACAGCTGCGTCGCGAGCGCGCCTTGGCGGATGAACTTGGCCTGGTGCTGGAGTCTGACGCACGCAACACGCTATCGACAGCACAGCAGTCACCAGCGCCAGAAGAGCCTGAAGAAGAAGAGAAAACTCGTCGCGGACCGCGCAGTCGCGCCGCTCGCATGCGCCTGGTCAATAACGGAGACACCGTCTGATGAAAACCAATCTGCTCACCACGGCGCTACTGCTGGCCATGGCCACCGGCGTACAGGCAGGTCCACGCGACCCGCACAACCGGCCGCATATCGAGCCTGTCATGCGCTTGGCACCAATGGCGGCGGATGCGAGCGCCTACGAACTGCTGATCTACGGCGATATCGGTGACAGCTGGTGGGGCGATTCGGTCACAGCGCAGTCGGTGGCCCAACAGCTCAACGATCTGCCCGCCACGGTTGCCACTATCAATGTGCGCATCAACAGCTACGGCGGCAGCGTTGCCGATGGATTTGCCATCTACAACGCACTGAAGCGCCACAAGGCGACGAAGGCCGTGACCGTGGACGGCGTGGCAATGTCAAGCGCATCGCTGATTGCCATGGCCGGTGATACCCGCGAAGTTCCGCCCACCTCGCTGCTCATGATCCACGCGCCCTGGGGCGGCCTGTATGGCAATGCCGTAGAGATGCGGCAGTACGCCGACGTGCTGGACAAGTTCAGCGAGGCCATGGCCGATGCCTACGTCACCGCATCTGGCATGTCGCGAGAAGACGTGCTGGCGTTGCTGACCGATGGCGTCGACCACTACTACACCGGCGACGAAGCAGTCGCTGCTGGCTTCGCGACTGCGCTCGGCAACACGCTCGAGGAAGACAAGGACCCGGACGAGAACGCCAGGGCCTTCGCCGCGGCGCTGCTTGAACGCATCAGCGCTCGGGGCGCACCTGCGAAGTATGCCGGCCTTGCTGTCGCTGCCGCGCTGCGTTCCGCACCTCACGCCGCCACAACCAAGCCCGCGCCTGCAGCGCCGGCTGCCACGAATCCGCCGGTCATCCAGACCGAGCCCACCCCGCCGGCGGATGCCGGTAATCCAACTGGAGTTACCACCATGAACGAAGAAGAAAAGAAGGCCGCCGCCAAGGCTGCCGTCGCCGCCGACAAGGCACGCCGTGACGCCATCCGCTCGCAGTTCGCTCCGTTCGTGGCGCGCACTGACCTGGATGTCGCTGCCATCGCCAAGGTCCAGCAGGAATGCGAGGACAACGACGAAATCACCCCTGAAGCTGCTGGCACTAAATTGCTCGCACTGCTGGGCAAAGACACCACGCCCATTGCCGGCAACCACCGCGTGGAAGCGGGCAACCAGGACGAAACCAAGACCTACCGCGACGGCGCGATCAACGCCGTGCTGCACCGCTACAACCCGGGCGCCTACAAGCTGGACGAACAGTCAAACGGCTTCCGTGGCTTCGACCTGATGGACCTCGCCCGCGATACGCTGGCCCGTGCCGGCAAGAACACCCGCGGCATGTCCAAGTCCGAGATCGCCGTGCAGGCGATGCAGACCACCAGCGACTTCCCCAACATCCTGGAGAACGTGGTCACCAAGAGCTTGCGCTCCGGCTACGCCGGTACGATGCGCACGTTCCTGCCCTTCAGCCGCCAGGCCATCCTGCCCGATTTCAAGCAGATCAGCCGCGCCCAGTTGGGCGGTGCGCCCAGCCTGAAGCGCGTGCTGGAAGGTGCCGAGTATGAGCACGGTGTCATCGGCGACGGCGCCGAGAAGTATGCCGTGCAGAAGTACGGCCGCATCGTTTCGCTGAGTTGGGAAACCATCGTCAACGACGACCTGGACGCGCTGACCCGCATCCCGTTCGCATTCGGCGCCAGTGCGGCCGACCTCGAATCCGACCTGGTCTACGCGATCCTGACCGGCAATGCCGCAATGTCCGACAACGTTGCCCTGTTCCACGCGGACCACGGCAACCTCGGCACCGCCGCCAAGCTGGCCGATGCACTCGATCCGACCAAGGCCAATCCGCTGGCGGAAATGCGCCAGAAGATGCTGTTGCAGAAGGGCCTCGAGGGTCGCTACATCACCGTGCGTCCGCAGTTCCTTATCGTGCCGCCGGAGCTGGAAGAGGTGGCGCTGAAGGCAACCAACGCTGCCATCGTCGCGTCGAAGGGTATCGACCTCAACGTCACCGGCGTCAGCCTGACGCCCATCGTCGAGCCGCGTCTGCATGACGGCAGTGCGACGGCATGGTTCGGTGCCGCGGCGCCGGGAACCATCGACACCATCGAGTACGCCTACCTGGAAGGCCACGAAGGCGTGTTCACCGAAACCAAGTCCGGTTTCGAAGTGGACGGCGTGCAGATCAAGTGCCGCCACGTGTTCGGTGCCAAGGCCATCGACTTCCGCGGCCTGTTCAAGAACGCCGGTCTGGCCTGATCCAGCGCGGCGCGGTGAAAGCCGCGCCGGTTCCTGGTTAGTTCGATACCCGCACTCACTCAATCTCTTCGAGGTATATCGCAATGGAAAACTATGTTGATGACGGCACGACCGTCAACTACACCAACGGCGGCGGCACCACCATCGCCAGCGGCACGCTCATCAAGATGAGCCACTGCTTGGGCGTCGCGCTTGTCGACATCGCTGCCGGTGCGACTGGTGCGGTGAAGATCAAGGGCAAAGTCACGGCACCCAAGGTGTCTGCCGCGGTGTTCGCGGTCGGCGAGAAGCTTGTGTTCGATATCAGCGCCAACAGCGGCGTGGGTGCATTCGATGACTCGGCAGCTTCGCCGGCCACCGGAGACGTCACGGGTGGCGCGATCGCAGCGGTCGCCGGCGCCAACACCGAGACCACGTGCACCGTGATCCTGACGCCAGGCAACGCAACCCTGACGTAAGTCCTGGCCACCACCGCACGCAGATGCCCGGGTGGCGCGTGCGGTGGTGGGTCTTTTTTTACCAAGTAGTCGGACAGGGGCGATGAGCGAGCAGCACATGAACATCGAGCAGGCCACAGAGAGCACGTTAGCCAAGGCGATCACGCGCTTCGGCGTGCCTCTGTTCCTATCAGTCATCAGTTTTCTTGGCGGCATCGTGCTGCTGGATATCCGCAGTGAGACACGCGAGAACGGTACCGAACAGGCCAAACAGAGTCGTGAGCTGCAGCAGTTGACGGCCGACGTACGCGTGTTGAAAGAGACCGTCAATGCCGGACTTGTCTGGCGCATCACCGAAATCGAACGCCGCGTCAACACCGTCGAACAGGCACAGAAGACCCCATGACTGACCGCTTCCCCATCTTCATTGACCGGCTGCTTTCACACGAAGGCGGCTACACCGCTGACAGTCGTGATCCGGGCAACTGGACGGGTGGTCGGGTGGGTGTCGGCCAGCTGAAGGGCACGAAGTTCGGCATCGCTGCCAACACGTATCCGACGCTGGACATCAAGAACCTGACGCGGGAGCAAGCCATTGCGATCTACCGCCGCGATTTCTGGGAAGCCGCCAAGTGCGACAAGTTGGCGCCAGTGGTCGCGTTCCAGTTGCTGGACGGCGCAGTCAACAGCGGCATCGCCCAGGCCACGCGCTGGCTGCAGCGTGCCGTCAAGGTCGCGGACGACGGAATGATCGGAAACATGACGCTGGCGGCCATACGGGCCACGGATCACAACGACATCGCGTATCGATTCAATGCGGATCGCATGGAGTTCATGACGCGCTTGAAGAACTGGAAGGTGCACGGCGCGGGTTGGATGCGCCGTATCGCCGCCAACTTGCGGTTCGCCGCCGAAGACAACTGAGGATCCTGACATGCAACTCTTCTTCACCCTGCTCCTGGTCCTGCTGATCGCAGTGGCTTACCTGTTCTACGACAAGTTCACCCGCAAGGGTGCCGTGCCGCTGGGTAGCGCGTGGAAGTCCTTCACTGTCTGGCTGGCCGCTGCCGGCACCGTGTTGGGACAGTACCTGGTGGACCTGTTTGCATGGGGTGCCACGCAGGTGGATTTCCTGCAGGACCGGTTCGGCGGCTTGCTCGCGGATCCATCGGCTGGCCAGGCGCTGCAGCTGCTGAGTTGGTTTTTCCTGTTGCTGCGACTGAAGGGGCAGGGCTTGCCGAGCATCCGCCTGCCTGATCTGCCGGACGACACCAACACGGCGGGCGCCTGAGATCCACTCATGACCATCCTGGCCAAGCTCAGCGTCAAGCCACTGCTGTACGCCATCGGCGTGCTACTGGTGGTGGTGGTCGCGTTGTCCGTCGCCCTGTTCGTGCAGGGTGCGCGTGTCGACACGGCCACTGCTGAGCGCGCCACTGCCGAAGCGGCACAGCGCAGCACGGTCACCGAGCGCGAGGCCTGGAAGGTTCGCGCAGACGAACTGGCCGCGGCAAACGCCGCCTACGGCACCAGCTTCCGCCAGCTGCAGGCGGAATTGAAGCTGGCGCAGGACCAGGCCACAGAGGTGCGCACGCAGGCCGCGGAAGCGCAGGCCATCGCTCAGCGCGAAACCGCTGCGGCCGAGCGGACGCTGAAGGAATTCACCACGCGCTACCAGGTGCAGAGCCGCGTCGCGGATTGCGCTCGCGCCCTTGAACAAGTGGAGGCGGTATGTCCGGCATTCGAGCACTACTGATCCTCCTGGCGATCGCACTGCTGGCCGCCTGTGGCCGCAACGCCAAGCCCGATCTGCCGCCTGCTGCTGGCGCAGTCACGCCCGTCGTGCAGGTGGTCGAGCGTCGCGTGTACGTGCCGATTGGCGAAGACCTCACGCGACCCGAGCCGATCGCGGAAGGTCCGATATCCATGTGCTTCGACGTGGCCGCCCAGCGCCGCGCCGCGATCGAGCGTGGCAATGCCAAGCTCAAGGCGATCGGGGCGAAGCAAGGCACGGTGGTAACGCCGTGAGCCTGATCAAGATCCAAGTCGATGCTGATGACATGCTCAATCGGCACTTCACCGAGATCGAGCAGAAGAACCTGCCGTTCGCGGTGATGCAGGCGGCCAATGCGACCGCCTTCGGTGTGCGCGAAGCCTGGAAGAAGGAAGCGCCCCACGTGTTCGATAACCCGGTGTCGCTGACCATCAACGCCGCGCAATACCGCAAGGCGACCAAGAACAAGTTGTACGCCGAGGTCTACCTGCGCGACGAAGCGACCAACGGCACGCCGCCTGCGAAGTACCTGCTGCCGCAGGTGGAAGGCGGCACGCGCCGCAAGAAAGGCCTTGAGGTGCTGCTGCAGGCGAAGGGCGCCATGCCCGCCGGTATGTTCGCCGTGCCTGGCAAGGGCGCCACGTTGGATGCGTCCGGCAACATCCAGAAAGGGCAGATCAACAAGATCCTGTCGCAGCTGGGTGCGCGCAACGATTCGCTGCAGAACGAAACGGACACCAGTCGTGATCGTCGCCGCAAGCGTGCCGCCAAGAAAGGCGACCGCGGCGGCGAGTTCTTCGCCATACAGAAGCAGCGCGGCCGCATGATGCCCGGCATCTACGAGCGCCTGCGGACTGGCTTCGGCAGCGGTGTGCGCTCAGTGCTGGTCTTCGTCAATCGCACCAGTTACAAGCCTCGGTACAACATCTTCGACTATGCCCAGCGCACCTGGGACAAGCTGATGCCGTTCCACTTCCAGCGCGAGTTGGAGAAGGCCGTGCAGACCTCCAAGTTCAGGGGGCAGGCATGAGCCAGCAAGCCTTCCTGCGCGACTTCGACAACGCGGCCTTCGCTACATTCCTGGCGGCTGGTTTGGCCGACGTGGCCACGTACACCACCGCAGACGGCCTGACGACGACGGCATGCGATGTGCTGGTCGACCGTAACGTGCGCGACTTCGGTGAGGACGCATCGCCGGTTGCAGCGGCCTACACGCTGGTCACCTTCCAGCGCGCCCAGGTCACGCCCGCACGCGGCGGCACGGTAGTGGTGGAAGGTGAGTCCTTCACGCTCGATGCCGAAGTGCGCAGCGATGAATCCATTACGCGCTGGGTGGTGACCCGTGTCTAGCCGCGCAGACCTGAAGGCCGCCGTCATCGCCTGCCTGGCGCGCATCGCCACGGTCGACGGTTACCACACCAACGCCGGCAGCGTGGTCACCGGCGAGCCTGGCCAGATTGCCGACGATGCCACGGCCGCACTCGCCGTGGTGATAGAAGCGCAAGCGCGTGCCACAGATCCGGCAGTACTCCGCACGCATCGCCTCACCACCGTTGCGGTGATCGCCAAGGTGCCAGCTGCACAGGCGAATGCGCAGGATCGACTGGAGCTGATCCTGGACGACGTGGAGCGCGCCATGGACGGCCAGCAGGCCCGCTATCCCAAAGGCATCAGCACACCGCAATACCAATCCATGCAGCCCGTTGTCGCCGAAGCCGGTACCGGCTGGGTGGGTGCGGTGCTGCGCTACACCTCACACGTACCGATTCGATAACCCGCCGCCCCGCGGCACAACCGGAGAAAGCCACCATGGCCGAAGATTACAGCTACCTGGGCAGCGGAATGATCCACTTCCGTGAATATCAAGCCGCCGCCCCTTTCATCGAAGCGGGCAATTGCTCAGCGCTCAACTTTTCCCCGCAAGCCGCCAGCATCGAGCTGCAGAATTACACCGAGCCGGGTGGCGGTTTGCAGAACGAAGTGAACCGACTGACCGGCGTCGAGATGGCCTACACTTTCCACGACTTCAGCCCGGAAAACATTGCCCGCGGTTTGCGTGGCGATGCAACGCCTGCGGTCGCCGGCACGGCCACAGAAGAGCCGGTCGTGGCATACAAGGGCGGCTTCACGCCCTTGGCCCGAATCCCAACTGCCATCACCCTGGTGGAGCCAGCTGGCGGCGGGACGGCCTACGACGTAGGCGACGATTATGAATTCCGCAATGGCGGAATCTACATTCCGGCAACGTCCAGCATCGTCAACCCGGTGGCTGGGGCAGCCAATATCGACGTGACCTATACCTACCCTGCGCAGACCAAGGTGGAAGCCTTGATCAATTCGGCGAAGACCTATGAGGTCATGTTCACCGGCTTGAACGAAGCGCGCAGCGGCAAGGAAGTGCGTATCCACGCGCACAAAGTGTCAGGCGGTGTGTTGGCACAGTTTGCAGCGATCGGCGAGGAATTCGGCGCCGGCGAGGTGACGGGCAAACTGATGAAGGACGGTACCAAGATCGGCGATGCCATCAGCAAGTACTTCGTGTTCGAGATGGTCAACTGATGGATGACCTGAACGTCATTGATCCGGCTGGCACGGCGGTCAATTTCCGGGGTGAGCGGCTTGAGATCAAGCCGCTCACCATTGGGCAGCTGCCGCAGTTCACCCGGCTAATCAATCCGGTGATGGAGTTGCTGTTGAACTCAGGCCGTACTGGGCAGAGCGAGACACGCGAACTCGAGTTCCTGGTCGATCTGCTCGCGGACCACGCGGACAACATCTTCGAAGCGGCGGCGCTGGCCACTGGCCGCGAGCGTGCCTGGCTGGAAGGTGCGCCTGGCGATGACCTGTCGAAGTTCATCGAGCTGGTGCACGTGATCATCAAGGTCAACAAGGATTTTTTTTCCCGGAAGCTCGCGGTGCTGCTGGAGGCGCGGGCAAGGTCATCCGCTGGGATTGGTCCGACAGCATCCAGCACCTCATCGGCGCAGGCCATTCACTGACAGATATCAAGGGCTACACGCTCGCGCAGTTTCGGGCGTTCACCGTGGCAGCCGATCGCGCGCGCAAGCGTCGGTTGCTGGATGAAGTGATCAACCTGCGTGCGTCGCAATACGAAAAAAACCCGTTCACGAAATACCTCAAGGGCTTGAGCGACTGACATGGCACAACCGGCAGCGAATCTCCGCGTACGCATTTCTGCAGACCTTGCTGATATCAAGCAAGGTCTGGGCTTGCTGCGTGGCGAGCTGGCCAAGGTCAAGAAGGACGCGGCGCAGACCACGCCCGACACCACCAAGTGGGCAGCGGGCATTGGCAAAGTACGTGCGGAGCTGGTGAACTTGGCAGGGGCATACATTGGCCTGCGCGGAATCACGGCAGGCATTCAAGGACTGTTCGCCGCGATTGATCGTGCCGATCGCGTCGGTGAGCTTGCTGTACAAGCCGGCGTGTCGGCAGAAGCGCTCTCTCGCTTAGGGTATGCGGCCGGGTTTGCCGGCATTGACGTCGAGCAGCTGGGCGACGGCTTGGTAAAGTTCAGCCGCACCCTCGTGTCCAACTCCGACTTGATCAGCAAGCTTGGTGTCGATGTCTACGAGGCGGGCACCAAGAACTTCAGGCCAACCGAACAGATCATTGCCGACTTGGCCGATACGTTCGCGAGCCTGCCCGATGGGCCTTATCGTGCAGCACTCGCTGTAAAGCTATTCGGAAAATCCGGTGCAGATCTTATCCCGCTATTAGTAGAGGGCAAAGAGAAGCTCAAGGAATACGCCGATGAAGCAGATGCAACTGGCCGTACGATTACCGGAGCCGCGACAGCGGCAGCGAGCGAGTTCAGAGACAACTTGGACCGGCTCAAAGGTACGCTGACGGGCCTCGCAAATGAGACCGTCAAGAACCTGATACCGGCAATTTCAGGGTATGCGGAAGAAGCGGTAGCCGCAGGAGAAGCATCAAATTATGCAGCACGTGGCGGCAAATTCCTCGCGACGGTGCTGAAGGGCGTGTCCGTCGTCGGCATTGTGCTGAAGAACGTGATTGAAGGCGCAGTAAATGTAATCACGTTCCTCGGTACGACCTCCGTCAGCGTGGCCAAGATTGTTTCGGGTTCGCTAGGCAAAGCGCTAGGCGCGGTTGCTGCTTCGTACGACAGCTTGTTGTCTGGCACTAGCCCGCTGCAAGTGTTCGCCGCTTTCCGCTCAGCAATGAACGGTATCGACACCGCTGCTGCGACTGAGATTACCCGGATTCGTGCGGGCTTTGACTCCATGCGTAGCGGTCTCGGGGATGCCGCGTCTGATATTGCGCAGGTTGGCAAGATATTCAGCGAAACAGCGCAGCAAGCAGCAGATGATGCCAAGGACATGGGGGACGCTGCCAACGGTGTCTCCCCCGCCAGCAAAGAAGCGATGGACGCCATTCGCAAGCTATTGGCGGGCGATGAAAAGGGGGGCAAGGATTCCGACGCCGCCGCCAAGCTGAAGAAGCTGCGCGAAGAAGCCGAGCGCCTGCGCAAAGAAGAGGAGAGGGCCGCTGCCGAGCGCGCCAAAGAAGCGGAGGATCTGGCCCGCGACCTCGGCCAGGTAAAGATCAAGCTGCTCGAGCTCGATGGCGAGACCGGCCGTGCTGCACGTGCGCAGCTGGAAGAGGAATACCTGGACCTATTCCGCCGCTTGGAAAAGGCCAGTGATGAAACCGGCACCGCCATGGTGCGGAACCTCATCGAGCGTCTGGCCGCCAAGGCGCAGCTGGACCAGATCGAAAGCAAGGTCGGTGAAGCCACCGGCTCGCTTCAGGGCACGGAGACATCCATCTCCGCCCAAGTATCCGCTGGCATGCTCAGCAGCCTGGAAGGTGAGCGCCAGCTCGAGGCCGCACGTAAGCAAGCAATCATCACGCTGGCCGCCGCACGCCAGTCCACGCTGGAATATCTGGCCACGCTCGCGCCGGGCAGCATGGAGGCGGACGCCGCCCGCCTGACCCTCCAGGGCATCAACACCGACATCGCCAACATCGTCGCGTCGCAGAACCAATGGAAGCAGGATGTCGAGTCGGCCGGCCAATCCTCTCTGATGACGTTCTTCACCGACCTGAAGAATGGAGCAATGAGCGCGGGCGAAGCGGTTCTTGCGTTGGGCGCAAACTTTGCCGACGCCATGTACCAAATGGCATCGACAGCCTTGTCCAAGAAAATCGTCGGTGCTATCAGCGGCCTCTTCAGCAAAGGCGCTGGCGGCGACCAGGCTGACGTGGCTGCCGGCGCCACCAAGCTAACGGCTGCCGCCACCGAAACGGCGCTTGCAGGGGGCATCGTTGCACTCGGCGCCACCAGCCTCAGCAGCGCCGCGAAGGAACTGCAGGCCGCTGCCACATCGCTGATGATCGCAAACAGCTTCGGCAGCTTCGGCGCCGCACACGGTGGCGGCACCGTGGGTGCGTTGACCATGACGCGCCACAACATCAACCCCATGGTGTTCGGTGCCGCGCCGCGCTACCACGACGGTGGCATTGCCGGCCTGCGCCCTGGCGAAGTGCCGGCTATCCTGATGGAGGGCGAGCGCATCCGCACCGCCGAGCAGGAAAAAGCCCTGCAGGCGCGACTGGCGGGTGCGGGAAGCACCGCCATGCCCACACCTATCCTGGTGTTCGGCGAAGACCAGCTTGCCGATGCGCTGGCCGGCAAGGCCGGTGAGGCGGTGGTAGTGCATCACGTCCGTAACAACCGGGCGGCCATCGATGTCTGACCCTGTCGCCTGGACCTTCGCCACGGGCGGCACCGTCACCGAACAGCTGACCTGGCTCACCGACGTCCTGCAGGCCACCACTGGCCCATCGCAGCACCGCCGTCTGCGCACCGCGCCGCGCACTGTGTTCAAGTTCGACGGCCTGGAGACCGGCCGCCGCCGTCGCTGGCTGGAAGCGCTGCTGGTATCCAACGGTGCTGGCCAGTGGCAGGCACCGTTGGTCATGGAAGCAGGAGCGCTGGCCAGCGACCTGTCCGCGGCCAGCGACACCATCGACATCGACACCACCACCCGCCGCTTCGTGGCAGACGGCCACGCGCTACTGATGGGCGAGGATCCGCAGGCGTTCGAACTGGTGCAGATTGATTCCATCGCGGCCGGTGCGCTCACGCTGGTCGACGACACCGTCAACGCATGGCCTGCCGGCACTCGCGTATTTCCCGTGCGCCGTGCGCGCCTGGAAGGCATGCCCAGCCTGTCCCGGTTCACGGGTGACGCCTCGCCGTACCAGGTGCAGTTCCGACTGGAAGAGCCGCTGGAGTTCACGCCTAACTTCGGCACCGCCAGCTATCGCGGGCTGCCCGTGGTGGAGTGGCAACCCGTGTGGACGGCGGATCCGGAATGGACGCCCGAGCGCCAGTTGAGCACGGAAGACGAGCAGACCGGCAACGCCGAAGTGTTCGACCTGGTGGGCATTCCGCTGGGCAAGCAGGTCATGCAGTGTGCCGCGCAGGGTGCTGCCCAGATCGCCGCCTTCCGTGGCCTGCTGTTCGCACTGTGCGGGCGTTGGTCAGTCGCGTGGGTGCCCAGCTGGACGCAGGACCTGCGTATCACGGCCGCCGTCGCCAACGGCGCCACCACGCTGGACGTGGAAGGCCCGGCGTTGTCGCCGTGGCCACTGCAGGTGAATCGCCGCGACATTCGCATCCAACTGCACGACGGCACCGTGCTGTATCGCCGCGTGACCGCCGCCGTGGCGCACACCGCCACCGTTGACCGCCTGACCTTGGACGGCGCCATTGCCATCGGCTTTGCCGCCAGTGCGGTGGCCAGCGTGTCCTTCATGGCCCTGAGCCGGCAGGACACCGACGTCAACCTGCTGCGCTACTGGAACCACGACACCCTGCAAAGCGAACTGACGTTCCGGGCGGTGGCCAGTGACGTTTAGCCTCTTCGAACTCAGTCGCTGGGGCGGCAAGCCTGTCCACCTGTTCCGCTTCACCCGAGGCACGCTGGTCTGGCGTTACACCAGCGCCGATCGCGAGATCGAACTTGGTGACGAAATCTTCCTGCCGGCGGCGATCGCACGTGGGCCGATTCGCGAGAGCATGGAGTCGGCCAAGAACAACCTCACCATCACGTTCCCGTACCTGCTCAATCCCCTGGCAACGGACATGCCCGCCACGCAGTCCCTGGGTGACAACTGGCGGCCGTATCCGCCCAGCGATCGCATCACGGTCACCTGCATGGCGTTGCACTACGGCGACGATGAGGCCGCGATTGAGTGGACGGGCCGCGTGGTGTCCCCCAGCTTCACCGACACGAAGTGCACGCTGACCTGCGACCCCTCGCACCGCTCGGCCAAGCGCAGCGGCATGCAGCGCAAGTGGCAGCGCAGCTGCGACGTGCCGGTGTACTCGCAAGGGCATGGCATGTGCAACGTGGACAAGGCGCTGCACGCGCTGCCGGCCACCATCGAGAGCGTGGCAGGCCTGATGGTGGTGGCCGCGGCATTCGACACGCTGCCGGCCGGCCGGCTGTCGGGCGGCTTCTTGGAGTGGACACGGGCCGATGGTTTGAAGGACTACCGCACCATCATGGCGCACACCGGCGATGTCATCGTCGTGAACTACGGTGCCAGCGATCTGCTGGAGGCGCTCGATGTCACGGCCTATCCAGGCTGCGCCCACAACGAAGCGGCCTGCGCCGAGTTCGACAACAGTCCCAACTATGGCGGTGCCAAAAACCTGCCGAACAAGGACGTGATGTCGGGGGTGCCGGTATGGTGATCGCGAGCCTGGTTCGGCGTGGCATCAAGCGCTACCTGTGGGCGGGGTGGACGCTGCGCTACTGGGTGCAGGACAAGTACCACGAGCAGCTGCGCCTGGTCGCGTTCGGCCTGGCCATCCTGATCGCCGTGGCCATGATGCTGTCGATGCACTTCAGCCTGGTGGAAAGCTACGTCCTCGCCAGTGCGCCGGAGATGCCGTCGCACAAGGTGCCGGTGGTTAAGGCGTTCGTGTGGTGGGTGCAGCTGATCATCATGATCGTGGCCGCCCTGATCAGCTACGCGATGCGCCCGAAGGTGGAAGGTGCGAAGCCGCAGAAGGGGAGCGTGCCGGTCGTGCAGGACGGCAAGTCCGTCATTCGTATCTACGGCACGGTGTGGGTCGACGACTCCATCATCCTGGGCTGGAACACCGACGAGCCGCCGGAACCCATCAAGAAAAAAGGCGGCAAGAAATGATCGTGCGCATGGAACATGCCCGCAGCCTGGGCTGGTGCGCCAAGGGCGGCCGCGCTTTCGCGGCGCGTCACAACCTGGACTGGTCGGAGTTCCTGCGCAACGGCCTCGATGCCGAAGTGTTGCTGGCCACCGGCGACGGCCGCATGGTCGAGCTGGTCGCGCACGCGAAACGCATGGGGGCTGACCGTGGGAAGTAGCAAGAAGCAGACCGTCGGCTACTGGTACCGCCCACTGATCCACTTCGGCTGGTGCCAGGGCCCCATCGATGCGTTCCTGCAGTTCCGTGGTGGCGATCGTCCGGCGTGGGAAGGCCGGCTGACCGAAAGCGGCACGATCTACATCGATGCGCCGGATCTGTGGGGTGGTACCGATTCGGAGGGCGGCATCCAGGGCGACTTCGATGTGATGTTCGGCGAGCAGGACCAGGACGTGAATGCGTACTTGGCCGCGCACATGGCGGAGACGTCAGCGTTCCGCGCCAAGGCGACCGGTGTGTTCAAACGCGGCCGCTATGGCGCAATGAATCCATATCCAAAGCCGGCTTCATTCAAGCTTGAGCGGATACTGAAGGGGTGGGACGAGGACGAGTGCTGGTATCCGGAGAAGGCGACCATCGGTGTTGCAGGTGCCGACGGCGGCGCTTTGGTCTTGGCCGTTTCTGCGAAAGGCCAGCACCTGGATGAAACGGGAGAGTGGGTAGGCCCTGACGATGAGGGGTTCCAGCACATTGTTGCCACTCCGCGACGTTATGTTCGCTGGAATACAGGCGGCGCAGAGTGGGCGGACAGTGCGGAGCTAGTTTGGACTACAAGCGGTGGCGTCGATCTTGGGCACGCCGGCGGCAACCGAGGCGGGGTGTACTTCGACGAGACCGTCATGGTGGCCGGCGGCATCAACGGCCTGTATCGGATTATCGACGATGGCGAAACCGTGGTGAACGATCCGCCGCCATCGGTTCCGCTGCTCGCCAATATGGTCTGCAACAACGACTTCGTGCTCGGCACCGCGTCGAACAACAGCACCCTCTGGATGACCGGAAGCGCGGCGGGCCCGTGGGACATGGGCGTGGACTGCGGAATCTACTTTGGCTACGGGATAGCGATGTGCTGGGGTGACAAGACCTTCATGCTTGGTGGGTCTGCCGATTCGCCATTCAACACGCCAAAGATCGTGACCACGACAGACGGCCTTGCTGTCTCAGCACCCGAGGTGCTGCCTACCCTCACGGGCGCGACCCTCATCAACGGCCTGGCATATGGCGTGGTGAACGGCGTCAAGCGCTACGTGGCCTCGACGGACAACGGCATCCTTATCTATCGCAGCGCCGGCACCTGGTACGTTGGCACCGGCGTTGTGATGAGCGGCGCCGCCGTCACTAGCGCGTTGGATTTCGTCAACGACAAGTTCTACTTCCGCACCACGGACGCATCGTGGGAAAGTGACGACGGAATTGTCTGGGTGCCCTCGACGTTGGCAGTGGACAGCAATCGCGTGGCGGGTGGCCTGGTCTTCGATAATCGCACCTTCCAGACCCGTGGAATCAACCCGGCGCATATCATCTATGACTCGCTGGCTTCGCAGTTCATGCAGGGCGAACCGGTCGAGCTGATCAACGACGCCAGCTTCCGCGCCGGTGCCGATACGCTGCACAGCGAAGGCTTTGCCTTGTGCACCGAGTACGATCCCGACGCGGAGACCGTTGAGGAGTTCCGCCAGCGCATTTGCACGGTGATCGCTGCATCGTGCAGTCGCAGTCGCGTCAATGGCCAGTGGTACCTGGACCTGATCCGTGGCGAATACGTCTTGGAGGATTTGCCCATCCTCACGGATGCCGACATTCTGGAATTCCAGGAAGAACCCACGCTCATCGATGACGCCGTCAACCAGGTGGTGGTGGAGTGGTTCGACCCCGTTGCCAAGGAAGTCCGCAGCACGGCACCCGTGCACGCTCTTGGAGCCATCCAGGCGACCGGCTGCATCATTTCGGAGACGATCAAGTTCCCCGAGATACCGTATGAAACTCTGGCTTTGCGCGTTGCCGAGCGCGAGCTGCGTAAGAAGGCCACGCCGCTCAAGCGCTACAAGGAAGTCTGCAACCGCACCCCGCACGCGTGGCGCATCGGCACCTACTTCCGCCTGCAGACACCCAAGCGCGGCATTGCGGACATGGTGTGCATGGTCGGCGATATCGATACCGGCACACTGCGATCTGGCGCGATACCGCTGGTGGCCGTGCAGGATGTTTTCAGCATGCCCAGTACCAGCTATGTGGTTGGCCAGCCGAGTGAGTCCACCGCCACTACGCCCACGGCATCGCCCCATCAACTGCTGATCGAAGCACCCTACGTAGAGCTGGCGGCGCTAATGCCCACGACGGAGCTGTCGGCGATGGCCGACGATGCCGGCTACGTGCTCAGCCTAGCCGCACGGCCTACCAGTGGGCGCAACTATGAGCTGCTGACGGCCGCCGCCGGCGAGGAATACGACAGCCACGGCCTGGCCGAATGGTGTCCGCACGCGCTGGTGGTGGAGGCCGCGGAACCGTTGGATACGGCGTTCACGCTGAGTGATGCTGTTGACCTGGCTCGCGTGACTGAGGGCACGGCAGCGTTGTGGGGAAGTGAGATCGTCCGCGTGGACGCGCTCGATGCCGAGGCGGGCACGATCAGCCTAGGCCGTGGTTGTGCCGACACCATTCCGTGGCCACATGCCGCCGGCGAACGCATCTGGTTCTATGACGAGTGGCGTGGAACGGACAGCCGCGAGTACGTGATGGGTGAGACGGTGCGCGCCAAGTATCTGTCACGCACGTCGTCCAGCAAGCTGTCGGCTACCTACGCCATCCCAGTGTCCGCCGTCATGGCAGGCCGTGCGGCGCTGCCGTATCCGCCTGGCAATGTCCAGATCGATGGTGACTCCTTCCCGGCAGCAGTCGCCGAGACGTTCAACCTCACATGGGCCCATCGCGATCGCGTCCTGCAGGCGGATCAACTGGTAGACACCCTGGTCGGCGACGTGGGTCCGGATACCGAGACACGCTACGCGGTGCGCGTGCTGGACGACACGGACGCGCTGCTGGTGGAGAAACTGGACATTGCTGGTGCCCCTGCGTCCATCGTGCTTGATTACACCGGCGATGTGACCGTGCATCTGTATTCCATCAACGAGGCGGGGGAAAGTCTCCAGAGGCACGCACTCACGTTCGCGTACACGCCGCCCGCAGGAACGGTCACCACGTCCATCACCGCAACTATCTACACGCCCACCGATGAAATCATCGACGGCGGGGAGATCACCTGATGGCCCTGTATCGATTCCTGGTGCGCGGCGGTGAAGCCGCGGCGGTTGCTGCCCTCAACGAGATCCCGCTGGCACGTGAGCTGATTGTCGAAACCGATACCGGCAAGTCGAAGCTTGGCGATGGCGTCACCCACTACAACGACCTGCCGTACTTCGGCGGAACCCCCGCCGGCGCTTTGATGGCGCGCATTTCAATGAGGTGCTAAATGATTCTCCTCGACAGCAGCCACACCCTGCAGATACTGCTCGCCGGTGCGACTACTACAACGCCGGGCGACATCCTCGCCAGCTGGGCTGATATTGCAGACGACGGCTCATCGTTCGCACCAGGCTGTGCGGACAACACGACCAACGGCACCACCGCTGTCACGATCGCAGGATCGCCGGCCAGCTCGATCTTCCGTCAGCTGAAGTACCTGTCGGTTTATAACGCCGACACCGTTGCGATGACGGTCACCGCCCGCGTATCCAACGGCGGCACGCACAGGAAGCTGATCACCCAGGAGCTTGAGCCGGGTGAGCGGCTGGAATACGTAGACGGCCGCGGATTCCAGACAGCTGTGGTCGCATCGGGTGGCAGCGGTGGGGGTGATGTGGAAGGGCCATCAAGCGCGGTGGACCTGACGCTGCCCCGTTTCGATGGCACCAGCGGTAAGCAGTTGAAGGGCTCGGGCATCGCTGTGTCCGACCTCAATGAAATCAGCGGCTACAAAGGCAACATCAATACGCAAACCGGCACGTCATACACCTTGGTCGCGGCGGATAGCGGAAAGATCGTTGAGCTCACCAATGCCGCATCGATCGCCCTGACGGCAGACCCCACGCTACCCAAGGGGTTCTGCTGCACGATCGTGCAGGGCGGTGCTGGCGTGGCAACCATAGCGTCAAGCGGCTCAGGAACAGTCGTAAACCGCCAGTCGCAATACAAGACCGCTGGTGCCAACGCAATGTGCTCCGTCTACGTCCGCAGCAATTCGGGCAGCGATGCGGTGTTCGTGTTCGGCGGAGACACGGCGACATGATTGCACTGCCGTCCGCAATCGGGTTGGTTCGCCCCGCCGTCAGCAGTGGTGGCACGCCACACGCGGCCTGGCGCGTCTTTATCGACGCGAACAACGGCGGTTTGTACTGTGGGTTTACCGAGCTGGAGATGATGACCAGTATCGGCGGAAGCACCGTTACCGCTGATGATGGCCGCATTTTCGGGTCAAGCTTCGTCAACAGCGACAACGCCACTTTCAAGGCCTTCGATGGCGATGTCACAAGCACCGGCTGGCTTTCGGCGGCAGCATCATCAAACGAGTACCTCGGTTTTGAGTTTTCCAAGTTTGGCGCCCCGCCAGTGGCCATTGTTCAAATTGCCATCTATGGGTCGTGGAATCATGCACCCGGTTCGCCTCGTGATTTCAGGCTGCAATGGAGCGACGACATGACGGCGTGGACGGATGCGCTGGTCGTCACCGGCGAGACAGGTTGGGACGACAGTCCGCCCGAGCGCCGGGTGTTCAACGTCTAGTTCGATCAGATGAATTGAGGGATTCCGCATGAGACGCATCCGCTTCGAAGTACTCCCCGCCGGCGACGGCCGCTGGAACATCACCCGCGACAGCGTGGTGGTGGACTGGTGCAACAAGAAAGACGACGCGGTCGCCCAGGCGGTGACTCGCTGCCACGTCTCCCGCGCCGCCGGCGTCAACTGCCAGCTGCTGATCAAGGGTAAGGACGGCCAGATCCAGGACGAGCGCACCTACGGCAACGACCCGGCCGAGATCCCGGGCTGATGTAAAGACGGAGCGACCGACGACGTGCGCTAACACGCCGCCGGCCGCCAGTATCCACGTGCATGAACACGTGTCCCAGCCATGGCTCCGTCACCCCTGCAGGGGCGGGGCGAGCATAACAAAGGACACGCAATGCCAAACCCCATCATCCCGTGGCCAGGCGGCAAGCGCCGCCTGCTGAAACACCTGTACCCGCACTTCCCCGCGCACGAGTGCTACGTGGAAGCCTTCGCCGGCGGCGCCGCGGCACTGCTGCTACGGCCCACGCCAGCCAGGGTGGAAGTGCTCAATGACATCAACGGCGAGCTCGTACGCCTGTATCGGTGCGTGCGGCACCACCTCGATGAGTTCGTGCGCATGTTCCGCTGGAGCCTGGTCTCCCGCGAAATGTTCGAGTGGGCCCAGATGGAGCGGCCGGAAACCCTGACCGACATCCAGCGTGCCGCCCGGTTCTACTACCTGCAGAAGCTGGCGTTCGGCGGCAAGGTGCATGGCCAGAACTTCGGATACGTGGCCAGCGGCAACGGTCCAAAGCTCAACCTGCTCCGCATCGAGGAGGAGCTGAGCATGGTCCACCTGCGCCTGGCTAACGTGATCATCGAACACGGGCCGTGGCATGAGGTCCTGCAGCGGTACGATCGCCCCGCCACGCTGCACTACCTGGATCCGCCGTACTGGGAGACCGAAGGCTACGGCGTCGACTTCCCCTTCAGCGAATACGAGCGCATGGCCAGCCTGATGCGATCTGCGCAGGGCAAGGTGATCCTGTCCATCAACGACCACCCGGATATCCGGCGCGTCTTCGACGGCATGGCCATGTACCCGCTGCAGATCCACTACACCGTGGGCAAGGCGGGCCGCGACCAGGCCGCCGGCGAGCTGATCATCAAGAACTGGGACGACAGCCAGGCGCAGCTGCTTTAAGAGACCTTGGCACCGTAAACGCGAGCGTCCTTGGCTAGCTCATCTTTGAGCAGCTTTTCGCACTTAGCCACGGCCTGCTCAATCTCGGTTCGCAGGCTGCTGTCGGTGTCGCTCATGCTCCAGAACCGGTCGTGAGCTTTGGTCATTGCTGCCAAAGCCTCGTCGATCGCCTTCTGGGGTATGGGCGAGTGCTCGGCGCGACGAACTAGGCTGTCGAATTGAATTTGGCGCGTGTAGGCGTGCTGTCCGGCGATCGAGATTGAGTTCCTGAGCAGGATTAGGTCAACGACCGCCTTGTACACGGCCTCTCCCAGTATCGCGCGGGCCCGGAATGCTTCGGTGCGGAGAGCTGAAAACCTATCAGCGTAGCTTTGGATACGCAGGCCGACAGCCGCATAGGATTTGCGGGCGTCATAGTCGGCGTCTGTCTCCTTTTCATTTCTCTCGACTTTCGTCAGCTCGGCCGCGGTCACGAAGGGAGCGGTAATGTCTCGGAGAACCTCGTCGATCTCGTAAACCTTGCCTAGTAGGTCCTGGGCGAGCTCGAGCCGCCGCAGCCCGGTTGCCTGGTCTCGCCAGGCGCCCAGTCCCCGTGCGCCAATGATGGCCAGCGCGATCGTAGCGCCGCCCGCAATCAAGGCGCCGACGCCGCTAAGGACCTGGCCAATGGCCGTCCAGTCGATCTGCAATTGCCAACAGTCCATTCGCTGCTCCCTTGGGGTATGGCGGCACTTTACGTGAACGGCAGGCCAGCCAGGCGCTGAGACGGCAGGGCGCTAGGCTTCGTCCATGCTTCCTGCCCCTTGCCGCTGGATCCACATAGACGCCGGGTCGTTCCTGCAGTGGCATGCCGGCTGCGTGGGCAGCGTCAAGTGCAGAGACGGCCGTTGGCTGGTCACGCTGCAGGGGTGGGGGATAACAGGCGAGCACAGCTGCGGCAGCCGCCGGCTTGGAATCTACTACTTGGAGCGGTGGGTGTCGGCTAGGGCTGGCCTTCCTGGTTTTGGCAGCGTAGTGGAAGCGCGACGCCGGTTAGCCACGGCTGGCCAGAGCGGCCTCGGATTGAAGGCACTGCTCGCACCGTAAATAGTTCACACCCCAGCATTCCCGCAACTGACCGATGCGCGACAGTGTAGGCTGCCGGCAAGTTGTGGCCTCGGGGAGAGGGCATGCAGCATCGATTCGGTGGCAGGTGGACAGCTGAAAAGCTGTCCGTCCTACAAGATTATTTGAAGCAATACGTTCAGGCGTTGAAGTGGAAAAATTTCACTCTTCACTACGTGGATGCGTTCGCGGGGTCTGGCTCATTTGCGCCCAAGGGTGGTGATACGCGAGAGCAGAAAGGGTCCGCGCTGATCGCCATGGGTGTGCCTGGTTTTCATCATTTACACTTTATAGAAAAGGGGTCGCGCCGGTGTCAGCACCTACGGAAGCTGGTGGCTGATCATGAGGGGGCCGACATCGTCGTGCTCGAAGGCGACGCCAATCGCCATCTGCGGGAGCTGTGCTCGGACACGAACTGGAAGTCGAGTCGCGCTGTGCTATTCCTTGACCCTTATGGCATGCAGGTGGATTGGGAGACCCTTGAAGCAGTTGCAAGCACCGGTGCGATAGATGTCTGGTACCTGTTCCCTCTCAGCGGCGTAACCAGGCAACTGACGCTGCGCGAATCCAACATGGATATGGACAAGAAAAAGTCATTGGATCGAGTGCTCGGCACAGATGCATGGCGCGAGGCTTTTTACGATACGAACCCAGCACCAGACCTGTTCGGCGACACCAGTGTAAACAGGCATGCGGACAGCGAGGCAATTGTGAAGTGGGTGTCCGCAAGACTGGGTCAAATATTTCCTCTGGTCGTGGGTCCGGAGGTTCTGCGGCGTGGTTCGAAGGGCAGGGCTGATGGCGGCCCACCACTGTTTGCGCTTTATTTCTTGGCATCATCACGGAGCGAAAAAGCAAAAGACGTCGCTGGCCGAATCGCCCGAGGTGTCCTGAAGAAACTGCGCCGAGATGTACACGGCGTGGGATAAGCCTGCGCAGACGCAGCTTTTGCGACCGGCCAGATGGTAAAATTCGCTGCGTTGGTGAACCTCTGCGCACTTCCCCGAACGGCTACGGACGATCCCATGACAACCAAGTCGAGAATCGAGTGGACCGAGAGCACGTGGAATCCGGTGGTCGGATGTACGAAGTTGTCCGCCGGCTGCAAGCACTGCTATGCGGAGACCATGGCGAGGCGCCTGCAGGCCATGGGTGTTCCCGGCTACGAAGCTGGCTTCAAGAAGGTCCGCACGTTGCCGAACCGGTTGGCTGAGCCTCTGCAGCGAAAGAAGCCCACGGTCTATTTCGTCAACTCAATGAGCGACCTGTTTCACGTGCAGGTGCCGATCGCCTTCATCGACCAGGTGTTCGACACGATGGCCGCGGCACCGCAGCACACCTTTCAGGTTCTGACGAAGCGCGCAGATCGTGTGGCCACGTACACGTCCGATAAGGTCGTGCCCGAGAATGTGTGGATTGGCACGTCTGTGGAGAACAAGCGCCACGGCGTGCCCAGGATTGATCACCTACGGTCAGTCCCCGCGAAGGTCCGGTTCCTGAGCATCGAGCCGCTGCTGGAAGACGTGGGCGAGCTCGACCTGACCGGGATCCACTGGGTCATCGTTGGGGGCGAATCCGGACATGGGGCCCGGCCCATGAAGGCTGAGTGGGTCACTTCCATTCAGAGGCAGTGCGCCCAGCAGGGCGTGAAGTTCTTCTTCAAGCAGTGGGGCGCCTTCGGCGAAGACGGCCAGCACCGCTCCAAGAAGGCCAATGGACGGCTCCTGGCCGGTCGGACGTTTGATGCGATGCCGCCTTATGCTGGCGAGCTTCCGGTGATCCGCGCCTCCGTAAAAAAGCCGGGGCCAGCCAGCAGTGGCGGGCGTTCCACGGCGGTGGCTCCGTAAATTTGAGCGGCCTAAGCCCTTGATTCAATGACTGCGTGGTCCTGACTCTTAATCAATAGGTCGAAGGTTCGAATCCTTCACAGCCCACCATACTAAACAACGACTTAGGCATCCGAGAGGGTGCCTTTTTTGTTGCCTCCCGAAAAATCTCCCGAAAAATCAGCACGTGAAGCTGGTTCCACGACTTGCATTTCATGGTCGTAGCGGTCGAAGGCGGCGTCGGTACGGTGGCCGCTGGCGTCCTTCTTGGCGGCACGGGTGCCGGCGGTATCGGTGATGCCGCGGTGCTTGATGCCGTGCAGGGTGAAGCGCTGCTCCGGTGTGATGACGCTTTCCTCGATCGCCAGCTTCATCAGGCGCTGCCAGTTGGAATCGAAGCCGGACTTGGTCATCGGGGCGCCATCGGCGGCGACGAACAGGAACCGCTGGCTGGCCAGCAGTGGGATGGGCCGGCCGGTGCGCTCGATGGCGGCCTTGCGCACGGCCGCGGCGGCGTCCCACGCGGCCTGCAGGCGCGGGTTCCAGCGGGTTACGTTGTCCAGGCTGCCCTTGCGGCGGTTGCTCTGCAGGCCGGCTTCCAGCGCGTGTGCGTCGGTAAGCGTGGTGACCTCGATGCCGCGCAGGCGGGCGGCGTGTGCGATTTCCATGGCGGGCCAGAGCGTGGGCGACACGCTGCCCTTGCTGTGCGCCTTGCGCTGGCCACGTTCCTGGGCGAAGCGCAGCACGGCGGTGAACGCGCCCGGGTCTGGCATCTTGAACTCGCCCGCTTCCTCAGCCTGGCGGACGCCGCGGCCCGGGTTGTGGGTGACGTGGCCCATGCGTGCGCCCCAGCTGTACACGCGGCGCAGGTAGCGCAGCACGTGGTTGGCCTTGGCCGGTCGTGGCTCGATGCCGTCGCCTGCGCCTGTGCGGCTTTCAGCGCGGCCAGCGGCGATGTCTTCCACCAGGCGCTGTACCAGCGGCAGCGGGACCTTGCTGGCCAGCAGCTGGCCGAACGGGCGGGCCTTCAGCACCTTGGCGCACCACTTGTAGTCGCGCTGGGTGCCGGTGGCCAGCTTCCTGAACTCGGTGCTGCCCTGGAACTGCTCACCCAGCCAATCCACGGTGCCGCGAGTGGTGTCGTTGCGGCGTGCTTCGGCGATCGCGTGCAGATCCGATAGCTTGGCCATGGGGCCCGCGACGGACGTCACCTTGGTGCCGCCCTCGGGGTTTTCGTCGCGCACGTACCAGCGGCCGGATCCACTCGGGTCCCAGTACAGCCCGGCCGGCACGCGGCTGTAGTCGATGTGCTTGGGCAGGTTGCGTGGTGCTTTACGTGGGCGGCCGCGGGCCATCAGATCCTCGTGTCCGCCGAGTAGTGGCGGTCTTCGTTGGCGGCGGCGCCCAGGCCCATGGCGGCAT